CCATAATCAGCTAGGGGATAAACTATATCTCCATTAAAAAGATTACCATTCCAACTTTGTGAAATAGCATTGTAAGATGCAGTATGATTAAATTCTGCTAATGAAGTTAAATCAGTTAGGTAATTATTATTGATTTCTTTTGCCCAACTACTAACTGCACCAAATAGTGATACCTCATAAGAAAGGATACCTAAATCTCCTTTTAATACAACCTTATTAAGTTGTAGGTAACCACTCGCCAAATATATTCCATCAAAATCTAAGTAAGCATCAACCTTTACGTTGGTAGAAAAAAGATATGGAGTATCAATTGATATATCGTACACATGCTCAAAGAATGCATTATTCTTTTTAGTAGCAGGTAATACAATAGTTCTACTGAAATCCACAGGTAATGTACCAACATCAAATAGACCTGTGATGTTATCAGATACTAATATATCTTCATCATCAAATAGGTCTAAAATGCTTCCGCTTGCTACTAATTTGTACGCAATCGTATTTGTACTCGCAACTCCCATATTATATTATCAATTTATAGTTCTGTCCGTAATCAAATGTGAATGAGTATTGAATCAACTTATCTACTACACCCGTTTTGAATGTAATGTTAGATGAAGTGATTGCAATAGGTCTTACATCAGTTGATGGTTCATTATATACCCAATAGATTTCATCAGATGAAAGTAATTGTTTAATTAAATCGTTCTCATCTTCAGGTAACCATTGTGTATTTGCAATCAATTGTTGTTTTGCATTTACAACGTATGGTTGAATTTGTGTATCGTATGATTGATAAGATAGAGTAGAACTTTCCCAACTTCCAATTTGTGGTTGGTAAACCTTTCTATCTGTATTAAATGTTTCTTGCGATGCTCCGTATAAGTTTAAGTAATCAAACTGTCCGTATCTGTTTTTCCATTTGATTCTCACATTTGGATACTTTTGAATACAATCCACATCAAATCTTATAGGTGAACCTAATGGAGTACTTCCATTGTATGCCTGAACCGTATAGTTTGTTAATCCAATTGTAGAAATAGGGAATCCACTAGCCGATGGAAACATAGGAAACTGAGCGATTTGACCCGTTGTTGCAGTAGTTCCAGAAACGTTCACCACTCCATTGCCTGTACTTCCGCTATAGATTATCCTCGTTGGAATAGATGTCCCCGCATTTCCCACGTAAACACTACCAGAACCGATGTTTACATCAAAGGCTGATTGTGATACCGGTCCATCTGTCATTATAGGCCAATATGGAGTTTTTGAATATATCTCTCCGTTGATTGGTTCCTGAAATAATGCGTATCCATCTAATGCTTTATATACGTTAGAGATAGTATGGGTAGAACCTGTCACATAAGCTGAACCTGATAACCATTGTGTGTAGAAATCTCCCTTAAAGAAGGTTACGTTTGAACCATTTGCTATTGCTAACTGAGTAAGAGTTGAGTTTAGAATCTTACTAAAATCAAAAATACCTACTGCACTCCCATTAGGGAATTTTGTAAGTACATATTTTGCACTACCACTACTTGCTTCACTTCCTGTCCAATAGTATAAATCTGATACATATTGGAATCCTATATTGTTTGTATCCGTTGTTGAGGAGACAGTAAATATGATTGGCGATTGTGCCAAAGAAGCTGATGGTGGTGTTTGAGTTATATTTAGAGCCATAATAAAGTTTCCTTTTAATAATAACCCCAAATTAGGATTTTTTATTGGGTTATCCTTTACTCTTAAATGCTTTGGTAAATGTTTTACCTATTTTACCCATTTCCTCCTTTAACAACTCTTCTACCTTACCATTCATAAAGAGTTCTATTTGTTTCTTAAGTTCAGGTGAGTTAAGAGCCTGTTTAGCAAAGTTAATCTTATCGTTATTACCTGTCGTTTGGTTTTTTACCGATTTACTTACATTAGGTTCGTTCCAAAATGCTCCGTACTCTGCACCAGGAGGAGCAACATCTAATACTAATTCAAATTTGTTAGCTCCCAACACTTTAACCATTCCAGATGGGCGATTATACGCTTCCAATTTGTTTTTAAGGTTACCTGTTTTACGAGGCGCTCTAGCTACCGCCAAACTTTTGTAAGTTGTCGATAGTTGAGCGAGTGTTGGGAATTTAGCCATTAGTATGAACCAGTTATATTATTGTTAATCGCAGTTGATAATCTACTAATCTCATTGTTTGTTAGAGATGCAGTGTAAATCAACATTGAATGTGCAAACATTGTGTAATCAGATACATCATCAGAATCTAACCAATATGTATATCCTAAATTCTGTGATTGGAAGTTCAATGATGAAGTTTCCTTAGTTAGAATTAAGTTACCATTTTGGAATACTGATGCAGTATTACCATTCTCTACTCTTACAGTTAACATACTCAATGAAGAAGATGTGAATGTAGATGCACTAATTGGTAATTCTAATGTATGAGTTGTACCATTGTTCCAATATGTTTCCAATACGATGTTAGAGTTTTGAGAGTAAATCTTATTTGCTCTTTGTAATGAAGTTTGGTAGTTTCTGTTTCTAACAAATCCGTAGTTACTATCCTTATCCCATGCTCCGTAGAATACATAAGTTTGGTTAGAAGAACTTGCGAATGCACCAGTAGGGAAAAATACCGATTTATTACAATTGAATACATTTGGCCAATCCCATGCATTGAATGAGCCTGTAGATAAGAAAACAGGACAATCTGGTCTGTTCTCACCACAACCTTCATCTGCTGAATCTATACCGATAACTCTACTACATGCACTCTCACTAACTAATTGAACACTATCATACCATAAATCGTTATTCTCAATTGAAGCAGAATAGAAGTTACGGAAGTTTAAGTAAGAACTTAATCCTCTTGTCACAATCTCTGGTCCCAAAGTAGTTGTAGTACTTGTGGTAGTAGTTGTAGTAGAAGTAGTCGTTGTACTAGTCGTTGTTGTGGTTGTAGGAACTACTCCTTCACATCTACCAACAAAGAAATTGTAATCACTATATATTTCATTATCAGATAATGAGCGAGAGTATAAAGTAATACCTCTTATATCTGAGAATTGTAATCCCTTTAACAAAGTATTATTAGTTGCTGCTGATGAAGATATAGAACCTAATAATTGGAATGATTGTGATACGCTAGCACCTGCATAAAATGTATGATATGTGTATCCATTTAATTCAGTAATTGTTCCACCTGTTGCAATTGGAGTTCCTCTATATCTTAGTTTTACAATACCTGGATTTCCATCTAATCCATTTGGAGCAGGTCCTGGGCCTATACCACTATATGCCGGTCCACCGCCACCACCTGAACCAGAAGCAGGATTAGTTTCACCCGCTTGAGGTCCACTATTACTACCATTTTGTCCACCATAAGCGTATGTTATCCCATCTAACCAAGTAGAACCAGGTCCACCTATATTTCCATCTCCACCTGCTCCACCACCATAAGTTCCACCATTACCATCTCCTCCATCAAATCCTTGCCCACTAATACCACTACCACCTACACTAAATCTAAATACACTACCTCCAGCTCCACCACCAGAACCTCCTGTTTGACCAGGTGAATTACTTCCTCCACCGGTTCTTCCACCGCCTCCACCTGTAGATTCAACTAATGTAATTGCAGTACTTCCACTTACTCTTGAAAATCTAGATAAACCACCATTTTGGCCATATCCACTTTGTCCATTATCACCACTTCCCCCTCCACCTACTCTAATTTCATAGTTTCCTAATCCAAAAATTCCTGTAGATGAAATATATCCACCTGCTCCACCGCCACCTGATTGTGCTCTTGTAATTTGAGGAAGACCATTATATCCTTGTCCTCCACCACCACCACCTGCTACAACTAAATAATCTATTTGTACAGATGATGATAAATCCCATAACCATTTTGTTTCACCAATTGAAAGACCTGCGTTATTACCTCTATTACTTAAACTTCCACTTCTATATACCCATTGGATTTGATTAAATGGATTCCAACTTGATGATACTTCTCCAATAATTGCAGCATTTTGATATACAGAAACTAAACTACCACTTCTCTTAAATGTAATCATTTGAGATTCAGTAGTATCTAATTTTAATAGGTTGAATTTATCTGTTTCAACTAAACTTAAATCTAAATTTGATACAGATGTATTTGTATAACTTCCTGTTAAATAGCCTAATGATAAAACCATTGATTGAGAACTTTCATTCCAATCTATCCAACTTTCGTATGAAAAATCTCCATATATTGTTGACCTTTGAGATTGTACAGATGCAGTTGCAGGTACTCTACTTGTTCCAAATAAAGAGTATCTTCCTAACTGAGATGAATCGGCTGATGATGTTGTAGAACCTGTTGAAAATACTCCCCAAAATGAATCTGAGCCTGAGTATAAATTTAAAGCAACATTAAGTGTCCAATTATTACTTCCACTCATTCCTGCTAATGATTGTGATGTCATTAAAAGAAATGCGGTGTTATTTCTTGCTGCTATATTTGTAGTTGCAGTTCCAAATCCACTTCCACTTATCTGTGCAGTTTCTCCGTTTATCCATACAGCTCCAGGGTTATATGTGTATGAGTATAACCAATCATTTGCTAATGCATTTGATGGATACCTAACTTGTATTCCACCTCCTAATGAAATCGGAGGTAAATACGCTTGTCCAACTTGATATATAGTTGCGTTATTATATGTAAAGTTAAGTACAGGATTTGCACTACTTGTACAAACTAATGGAATAGGATACGAAGCTCCAGATGCAATTACTACACCAGAACTATTTGCTTGATACCATTTCCAATCTGTAGATGCACTAACTGATTGAGAAATTGCTCCGTAGAATCCAGCTGGTACTGATGAACTTAATTCAACATCATAGAATAATATAGAACCTAATTCAATCCTAGATGATTGGATTGAAGAAGAATTAAAAACATATATATCTGATAAACAACTCATATTTTAATTTATTTTTAGTTTGTATATGATGAACTGAAGAAGTTGTAGCTATTTGTTACTGCGGTTAGACCTGCATTACTATTGTACATTGCAACTCTACCAATTCTACCTACATAATAAGCGTCGCTTGGTGTAGGGTCTCCTCTATCTATATTACCAATTTGAGGTGATATAGAAATACCATTAGATTCTTGCATATTTGGTATTGAAGTACCGGTAAAAGATGAAGGTACTAATTGTCCATTTACATACATTTTTACACCAGTTGCTTGGTTAGAACCATCTATTGTTACTACTAAATTTTTCCAACTAGTTCCTAAGTATGTATTAGTTGTATATACAATTACTTCACTTCCACCACCGGTTGTAGGTGTCATTGTTATTGCTAAATCGCCAGCCTGATACTTATTTTGTTCAAATGTCCATCCTGCTAATCCAGCAGATGATTGAGCCTGTTGTTTTCTACTAAATAATGTACTTCTAACACCATTTCTACTACTTGCAGTAGAAGTTTTAAACCATATATCAAATGTATAAGGTTGACTTTGTAATATAGGTAATGTAGATTGTAAATAATTTGGTGATACAAGTACTTCATCCATAAATCCTAAAGATGTTGCAGTAGCTGCAGTACTACCAGAGAAAGCAAACGAATTACCCCCAACATAATTTAAATTTGTAGATGTTCCATAACCACCTAATTGTCCAAAGAAAGCATTTGCTTGTAAAGCTGATTCTCTAGCCCAAACATAAGAACCAGGAGTTCCACTTACATAATTTGGAGTTGCTGTCATTACTATAATAGGATTAACAAAACTAGAAGTTCCTACTTCAGGTTGTATGCCATCAAATCCACAAATAGAACCAGATATAGATGCTATACCCACATTACCATTTGTACCCACATATCCAAAGGATGATGTAAATATATTTGGACAAATACCAGTGTTTAATACTAATCCTTCTGCATCACATTGAGCCCAACTATTGTTTGAGTTTAGTGAATAGTATCCCGCAGCTGCAGGAATTGATTGAGATGGATTTTGGTATAAAAAATCTCCAATTTGAACTGAACTTGTTGTTGAGTTCCAATATATATTTCTACATTCTGCTATCATAAAGGTATGCAATTATCGTTATCTATACAAGCTATGTTAATAGATGAAGGTGTATAAGAGAAACTTCCACTATAATTAAATCTTGCTAATGTTGTTGTTGTCGTTGTTGGTGCTCCTGTAGTAGTTGATGTCGTTGTTGTCATTGGTACTAATGTAGAACCAGAAACCACATTTGAGTAACTACTTGTCAAACTACTATATCCAGGTACACAACTTTGTTTTGCTCTGATATAGTAAATAGTTGAACTACTCAATCCACCAATCAATAAGTTTGCACTACATCCTATACTTGCAGTAACAGGATTAGGGAAAGTAATGATTGTATCAGCTTCCAAAGTTATACCATTACACGAAGGTGCAAATGGATAAGATGCACTAACAAATGCTTGTGTTGAATTAAACGAAGCACTAAATAATGTTGGAGCTTGACAAGGTGCTAAAGTTGTAGTAGTTGTCGGTCCACTTGTTGTAGTAGTAGTTGTAGTAGTTGGAGAGAATGTTTGACAAGTTATACAATTATCAAATATACCACCAGCTATAGCTCCACTATATTGTGCAGTAGGCCACGGTTGTTGTAAACTCCAACATCCACTTACAAATGATGAAGTAATGTTTACAATTTTAGCAAATGTTAATCCTATAGTTCCGCTGGTAAATAATACATCAGCAGTTAATCCAACATTATCACAACTTAGTACTCTCCATATTTGAGGTCCTGCAGTTGTTGTTGTTGTAGTTGATGTTGTAGTAGGGCCAGGAGGAGAAGTACACGGTGCAACATTAGGTGTAATACTAACATTACCTTCACCACCTGCAATAACCGTTAGTGATGTATTAGGATATACACAATATGTTTCTGAATAACCAGGTCCACTTTGTGTATCAGTTTGTATATTACCATTACAATCTTGCCATTGAACTGTCACCGCTGCTCCTAAGTAATCTACAATTGTAGTTCTACAAGATGGTGCTGCAGTAGTAGTTGATGTGGTTGTAGTGGTTGGTGCAACAGTCGTAGTCGTACTTGTCGTTGTTGTAGTCGAAGTAGTCGTAGTAGTTGGTGCAGCAGTTGTTGTGGTACTCGTAGTTGTTGTAGTTGGCGCACCAGTCGTTGTAGTTGTAGTAGGCCCTGCGGTAGTAGTTGTTGTTGGAAGTAAATCAAACAAACAAACATTTCTATCGTTATGAACCGTTATATCAAATGTAGCAACCCAACCTGCTAAACCATTATCGAAGTTATCTTTGAATGGAGTACAACTTATATCATCATTAATTTCAATTGCTTCTACATTTCTTTGAGTGTAAGAAGTTAAATCGTTAATAACTGCTAGGGTATTAGCGTGTATATCTACCACATCATCAACTCCTTCAAAAGGAATTACCTGTGCGTTAGTTCTACCTACTGAATCATTATTCTTTAACTTAACTTTATCCGCAACCGTAAGTTGAATAGTAAAGTTAGAAGTTTTAGTTCCAAAGACAGTGTTAGTAATTAAAACGTTTCCCAACGGATAAGCTGGAAACTCTCTACTATCTATTTCAAATATATCACCCTGAGTTACCGACCCGATTGAAGGGTGATTACTCATAATGGTTTTGAAATAATCTAATGTGTTGTAATAGAGAGTAAAGTTTGTACCGCTATCATTTACTAGTTGTGCCATTCACTTTATATTATAGGTTTATCCCTCCAAAGTAGGTATTAGCCATATTTGGATAAATTTGTGTTTGATTACCAACAGATTCTAAGTACTGAGGTATTTGATTAGAATAAGAAATCAAATAGTTCTGTAATCTAGTCGCGTAATAATCAGCATTTTGTTGTGCCTGTTGCTTTAAGTAATCTACTTCGTTCTTACCAGGTGCAACTGATTGGTCTGAAAGGTGTTTAACTGCTCCCTCACTTTTGAATGAGATAGAAGAGAATGGAATGTACTCAACTGCAGAATACCATATTAGAGTATTCTTAATGTGGTCATCCATTAAATCCTGATAATAAACGTTTAGTGTACCAAAAGTATTATCAGCAATTTTAGCCTGTAGATAATCAAATAGTACAGTACCTAATAAATCCAAAAGGTATTTATCTTGCGCTGTTCTAACAAACGGCAATAACTTATCAGCATCTATAGCACCCTGTAATGGAGTATTCTTAATGATGTCGTTTCTGGTAATGAATAAGACGTATGCCATATTTTTATTTTATTTATATACTTCGTAATTTTTAGTAAAGTTTGGTTGAGATGTATAAACCCATCCTTCTTCTTTACTCATTTGTTCAATGTTTTCTGTTGGTTGGTCTACAGCATCTGGATTCTCCATTTGTCTATTTGTTTCATCTTCTACCTGTCCAACACTTTTATCCGTATCTTCAGCCTGCTCAGATAAGATTGCCAATGGTGTTAACTGCTCAAAGTACAATTGTGTATCATCATATCCACCTTCTAACAAAGCATCTCCTATTGTGTTGATAACTAAGTTTTGGAATGGTTGAACTGTCATTGTTTGCATAATAGAGAATGCAGTTTTCATCTCTTCTGATTGAGAGGAGAATCCATTATTTGCAGTTCTAATACCAAACAATAGTGGTGATGTAATTCTGTGAGCAACTAAGATTCTATCTTGTGCGTATTCTGCAACATATTGGAACTTTTCGTGTAAGTTCTCAATGTTGATTGTATCAATTGTAGGTTTGTTAGCCGCATCATCGTTAAATGAAATCATAAACCTTCCTGCATTTCTTGTGCCTGTAAACTTACGTTCAATTAAATCCTCAATTGTATCTCTTTCCTCAGGTGCAGGTACTCCACTATTCATATTTACCATTACGAGGGGTAAGAATCCGTTCTCTATGTTGTTAAGGTGTAAATTACTCAACTCAGCCTCTACGAACGAAAATTGGAGGGCAGCAATCCAATCTGGGATACTATAATAGTACTTACCAGGTGTGTAATTCTTTAACCAAAGGATTTCTCTTTTCTCATTAGATGTTCCAAAAGCAGGAATCTTAATCTTAGCCTTCTGTGCCTTCATATCAAACCAATCAGTACAATAGAAGTAATTCTGAATCTTTGGATTATCGTATAACTTTTCTGCTCTTAAGGTTTGTACCGGTATGTGGTAAAATTTGATTACCTTTGTGTGGTCATCATTCCAATATACCTGAAATGCACCATTACCGAATAGTTTTAAGTCAAAGATTGCTCTTTTTAACTCTTCCTGTGGTACGATTTTAGCTAATGCATCTGTAAAACCTGCATTCTTAGTGTAGATTCCCTTACCAAAGATAAGGTCTGCTATACCTTCGATACACGCAGCGTTAGTTGTTGATGTGTTATAAGCTGCTGTTACCTCTGGATAGAAGTCATCTTGCGTTGCAATACCAAACGGTACCCAATTATAGCGGGTTTTAGTATCCTCTCTTATTACGGGTACATCCTGCTGAGCTAAGTTTACAACTGAAAAGTTTTGAATTCCTTTGTTCATATTACATTATTATAAATTCGTTATCAGTAATGTGTGAAACGTACTGATTATTTTGATTTGTGTATGTCGTATTTAATGATTCTGATTGATAAACTTGTATAGAACCATTCCATATATTAGTTGAACCTGATAATAGGTATGCTCTATACTCTCCTCCAACTATTGCTCCACTAATTGATGCAGTAAATTGTAAAAGATTTTCGTAATTATCGAATGTGTAGTTACTAATAGAAGAAGTAGTGTTCTGTAATGTGTACATTTCCTCTAATCTCAATGTTAGAGTAGGTGTACTATTCATATCCTGTGTTCTAATAGTAAATAAGTTGCTGCCTGTTAAGTAGTATCCCTGCATTATCTATGATTTATCTCTTATATAACACAAAATAACTTTCATTTTCAGCAAATAAAAAAGGGTAACCATTTCTGATTACCCAATTTCGTTCTATGTTAAGTTTAAGTTTAATTAACTTCCATATACAATCGTTGGTTGTGTAGACAATCCTGTGAATGCACTAGCGGTTGTTGAACCGGTTAAAAATGAAGCTGGAGTATTTTCCAATCCTGTGAAAGTTACAGAGTATCCATAAAGGTCTCCTAAACCACCACCTGTTTGTATTGTTCCTGCAGTTACATCTGCTCCTTGGTGCTCACCTACTAATAATGCATCACCAGCATTAGTCCAAACAACAATCTGAGGTCTACCATACGCCATTGTTTTCAATTGCGTTGTCATCTCAGGAGTTAATTTCTTTAAGTTAAGGGTTAATTCTTGTGAAAAGAATGTAGTACCATTATCTCTAGAAGAGTTAACTGTTTCTGTATAAGAAGAATTACCCTTAAGCTCATAATAGTAAACTGAAGTACCTGCAGGAAGTGCGGAAACTTGTCCGTTTGCACCATGAGTAAATGAAGCAGTAGTGTAGTTAATAAAATACACACCTTGCAATCCACCTACCGATTCCTTACACGGCTCCTGTCTTCCTAATGTTAAATTACATGTAGCCATAAGTTTTTCTTTTTATTTTTGTTTGTTAATAACTGATTAAAGTGGAGAGTTTCCTCTCCACTTAATTATTTTTAGTAAGCTCCGTAGTAAACGATGTCTTGTCCGATACCGAATTGAGTACCAGCAGTGTATCTCATAATTACTCTGTAATTTTGAGAACCATCTAAGTCAGCCATGTCTAATACTTTTACTTGGTTGTAATCTGATAAAAGACCAGTACCGAAGAATAAGTTAGATTTTTGTGCTGCTACGATTTTGTTGTCACTCATACCTGGACACAATACGATTTCAATACCATTAAAGTTGAATGGTTTTTCACCAACGTTTAATTGGTTGTTCCATCCGTTTGCTCCTACTGCTCCACCAGCTAATGCTTGTTGGTAAGCCTTACCTACGTTAGTTGAAACGTAAAGTAATAAGTCTTCTTTACCATAAACTGCGTTAGGGATAGTGTTAACTACCGTATCTAATTTAGATAATACGTTAGCAGAAGTTACAGAACCAGAAATGATTGCTGAACCGCTACCTGCTGCGATAACCGCAGTTGAACCTCCTGCTGCAATTGATGCAGAGAATGCTGATTGGAAACCACCGAATTGTCCGTTAGTTGCTGCTGCACCTGCCCAAATTGATTGCTCAGTTGCTTGTGCTACGAATCCACCAACATAAGAGATTAAGTAATCGTTGAAGTTAGCAGGAATAGTATCGAAAGCAGAGTATCCTAATTGTAAAGCTTCCCAGCTATCAACGAATTCTTGCTTACATAATTCCAAGTTAACTTGCAATTCTTTTGGTTCTAAGATTCTCTCAGTTAATGATGCTGTACCTGCAGTTGTGAAGTCACAAGATGCGTTTACAACAATGTTGTCTAATTGTACTTTCTGAATAACAGATTTGTACTTTACGTTTGGCATAATAGTTACATATTTGTTATCCAACGTTTTAGCTGATAACAAAGCCGCACTAATATACTTACCAGCAAATTCTCCAGCGTATGTGCTAGTAATTTGTGGTTCTGCGAATTTTTGTAATTTTCTCATTTGTTTAATGATTTTAGTTTTGTTTATTTATATAATTTCTCTAAGAAAGAACCTTGTGGGTTACTCTCTTTTAGTTTATTTTTTGGTTTCATTGCAGAGAACTTATTAGCAGCTTCTTCGATTGGAGCACCATCTAATTTAGGTAGGTCTTCCATTTCTTCTTCTTCTACTTCTACCTCTACTTCAGCTTCTTCCATCTTAGCAATCTTCTTTTCTAATTCTTCGATTCTGTAAGCCATATCTTCGATTTTCTTCATATCAAATGGAGAACCTTCTTCACCAGGCATTGGGTCAGGAGTTCCTTCGATACCATCACCCGTAGGTAATTCTTCAACTTCAGCTAACATAGATGAAGGCTTTAATCCTTTATCGTTATCTGCAGGTGATTTGAAATCAGGTACTTTGTTTGCTTCAGATTCAGCAGTTGCAGAAGGGATTGGTTCTGTTTTAACATCTTCCATTTCAACGTTTTCTCTTTCTGTAATCTTACCATCTTTAGTGATTACTTTGAAAGGAACTTCGTTTCCTTCTGTATCTCTTAATACTAACTCATGCTCACCATCTGGTGCTGGAGTTTTAGTTCCATCTTCTGATACTACTTCTACAGGCTCTCCTACATCAAATGTTGGTGATTCAACTATAGTTCCATCAGCTAATCTTGCGTATGTCATCGCTACTTCTTCTTCCTTTTTAGTTAGGGAAAGCATTGATACTATACGGTCTAATACTTGTTTTGAATTCATATTTTTTGTGTTTATATAAGGTTTAACAATTATGTTTTTGTTTTTTCAATTTTTTTATGTAATAACTAAGTTTGATGAACTTAAGAATGTGTGTGATTTGTAAGTTAATGATGCTGATGTATATGTTTCTTCTATACCACCACTTACTATTAGTGAACCTAATGATGATGTTAAGTATGCTACTACTATAATACCACTTCCACCATTTCCACTAATACCATTATTAGAACCATCTAAGCTTCTCCAACTTCCTCCTCCACCTCCACCGGTGTTTGCCGATGCTGATGTTGGATTAGTTGATGTGATAGAACCAGCAGTACCACCACCTGGTCCACCTAATCCACCTACTGCTGCCTGTGCGTATCCACCTGCACCACCACCTCCTCCATAGAATACAGATGTACCACTACGGATTGTGTATGCACTACCACTACCTCCAGCTCCACCTCTACCATTTGGATATGCAGTATTTGGTGCAAAGCCTGATTGGCCTCTACCACCACCACCTCCACCACAAGCAGTTCCACTTTGTCCACCACCACCATTGTTTCCTTGCGTAGAATCAATAGTTAAACCATTTGTAGTGTTGTTATCGGATTGACCTCCGCCTGAACCACCATTGTTAAATGCTGCAGCCCACGCCTGGTCGTATCCTACTCCACCTCCACCACCACTAGCAGAAACAATAATTCCTGTTCCTGTAAATGATGTATCCTGGCCTCTATTACCTCTCGGTGAACCACCTCCGTTAGAACCGGTTGCTCTACCTCCACTACCAACATTAACTGCGAATGTTCCTGCAGCTAAAGATAGTGATGATGAATAAACAACACCACCTGCTCCTCCACCTCCACCTGTTCCACATCCTCCACTACCTCCTCCTGCTACTGCTAATACCATTGTAGAAAGAGATGCTCCACCTGCTGCACTATAAACAATAAATCCACCACTATAAATGGTTTGGATTGGATTGCTTCCTAAGAATATGTTTGTTGGTTGTGAACCGCCTAAGAATATACTCATAATTTATTTTTATATTACAAAGTACAATGTATTTGCATTTGTTGCTGAACCTGCTAATAAACTAGCCATAGATGCCGAACCTAATGTTACAATAAAGTTTGCATTGTTTGAGCCAGTGTATATATCTCCTAAGTTACTAATTAAACTTCCGCTTAAACTTCCACTTAATATATTTGGATTAGAGCCTGTAATGTTAATTGTTGCTCCAGTCGCTCCTATGTTAATTCTTCCCGCTTGCAATGATGCAGTTCCACCACCATAGTTAGCTGCAGCATTTCCTGCAGTTAGGGTTAAGGTTGCAGATGCACTTTGTGCGTTTGCATTAAGTTGAGATGTATAAGCTACTCTAGTACCACTACTACCCGTAGCCCACGTAGATACTATTGAAGTATTCACAACTGAACCTGTCATTGCAGTTGATGTGTGTCTGTTTATACCCGTATTGATTCTACTTAAAAGAGTATCGTTTGCAGTATCACTACCACTTAATGTTTGTAATCTGATACCACTTAAATCTCCTGTTGGCCCAGCTCCTAAACGAGTTACATCTAATGTTGATACCACTCCACTCGCAGTTGATTCGATTACAGTATTAGCTAATGGTGTTCCTAATGATAAAGTTGCAGGTTGTACAATTGCATCAAAGTTTCCACTTACTAAAAAGTTTCCACTTATATTTGTATTACCAATTATTTCAGCAACTATTCCACCACCACTTACGATTATGTTACCGCTTGAAATCAATGTACCACTATTCATAGTTAATGAACCAGTTACACTTAATGCTCTCTTTATTGATACATTTCCACCATTAGTTCCTACTGAAAGGAATGGTACAGTAGCTACTCCATTGAAATCTCTTAATTGAATACCATCAGATGCAGAAACTAACACACTGAATGTATCATAGTTTCCACCATCAACATACATATCAGTTATTACTTCGGTTGCATTTCCTACGATGGCAATTGCAGTATTTGAAGAAGTTGCACTTAAGTCTATTGTTTGTGTATTCTTAAATGTATTACTTCCTGTCGTTGCAAATGAAGCAGTGTTAATACTTCCTCCTGCGTTTAATGCAAATGAAGCAGTTACAGCATAAGATGAACTTAATGCCTGTGTTGCAAAAGATGAAGTACCATTCAATACCGTTGCGAATAC